GATTGGTAGGGTTGCGCGGTGACGGTGAGGCCCGAAGTGGGCAGGGCGATATTCAGTTCGTTGGCCATGGGATTAGGAGTTTAGAGTGGTGAGTGTTTCGGTGAGTGTCTCTTCAAACGAATGCGGAGCGGCGGGCCAATCGGCGGACGCTGGGGCGAGGCCGGAGGCGATCATGCCATCGAGCCAGGCTTGGACGGCGTTGAGCTTGGGGGAGGATTTCGCGGCGGCATCGAGGCGGAGTTTTTGGTAAAGGAGTGTGGTCGAGCGGTTGCCGCCGTAGCCTTGCGAGTCTGTCCACTCTTCGGCGGTGTAGATAGGTGCGGCAGGCGTGATCCACTCGCCGTTGCCCCATGTGGCGTCTTCGCTGGGCTTGGGCGGCAGCGGGGCGTAGTCGGCGGCTTTGGGGTTGCCGTTCGCGGCCCATGCGGCGAGGGTTTCGGGCGCGAGGGTGACGAGTTCGTTGGTCTGAATGTTGTAATAATTAGGCATATACTCTTGGGTGGTTGGCCACGGTTGCGGTGTTGTTGTTGGTTATGGTGAGACCGCCTTTTTGGTCGATGAGATCGCGGACGAGTGGGGCGTAGAAAACGAGGTTCTGCGGGCGAATTTTGTCGCAGGTCATGCCTTTGGCGAGCGAGGCGACTTCGGCGGCGGTGAGTGCGGCGTTCCAGATGCCAACTTCAGCGATTTGACCCTCCATAAATTGAACTCCGTTTAAAGCACTTGGTCCTACTCGCCGCCCCCCTATTGATGATTGAATCAATCCCGATGTTGGCACATGGGTTGTGTTTGTTGCAACGCCGCCACCATTAAAATAAACAGAACGGCTTTCGTTAGAAGAAAAAACCCCGCAAGCATGGCCCCATGTATTTGCGCTAAATCCAGTAGTGGTAACTTCGTTTGCATTTGATGCTCCTGACTGCGAGAAAACATTAACAGGGTCTCCAGGGATATCTCCCCTTAATAATAAGCAATGATGATTGTTTGTGGCTGTATCATTTATGCAAATTAAAGAAAGAGTGTTTGCAACATTGCTGGTTCTAAACCAACACGCCATTGTCAATGGGGCTGATGCAACGGGAGCCGAAGGCATTGAAAGAAACTGACTACTCGCTGCTGTAAAAGTTAAGGCCATAAATCAAGCGATTTGCTGCACTTCTACAGCGATCAATTCGGCATCTCCGGTCATTGTGTCGTTTGTGGCGTCGTCGGCATCGCGGAAGACTTTGATGCGAAAGGTGTCGCCAACGACGAGGGAGTCAATGGCGGTGGCGGTGATTTCGGCCACGGTGACGATGCCAGATGTTCCGTTTGCGGCAGATGTGGCAAGGGTCGCGGTGTCGAAGGAGTCGGCATCGAGGTCGGTGTTGCAACGCATGATTTGTGCGCCCCAGCGGACATTGCCGGAGGTGGCGGTGGAGGCCATCCAGGCGAGGCGGATTTTGAGGCCGCTGGCGAGGTTGGCGTAGTCGGGGATGACGCCGGAGAAGATCGCGGCTTCGTCGGTGGCGGCGTCGAAATCGAGAACGGCGATGGAGTTTCGCGTGTCCAAGGTGGCGAAGGCGGTGGCGGGGGGTTGGTTGTCGCGGGCGGAAAATGCTGCGAGGGTTTTGACGGAGGTGCCCGAGGCGAGGATGGGTGTTGCGATCATGTTTTAGCTGTAGGTGAGAGATTGTTTGTTTGACCACGCGCCGGTGGCCGATTGCTCCGAGACGACATCGCCTGCGGAGTTGGTGGTGATTTTGTAAATGGTCCAGGCGGTGGAATCCTCGGCGGGGCCGGTGGCGGGGTAGTCGTCCCAGGCGAGGCGGCCGAGGTAGAGGTGGTTGCCGTCCGCAGCGTGGAGGAGCTGGTAGTCGGAGGGGTCGCGGGGGCGGGCGAGGCGGAAAACTTCGTTGTTGTGGTCTTTGCTGTAGAGGCGGCGGTCGGCGAGGTTGAGGGCGAGGGAGCCCTGAGCCACTTGCGCGGCGGTGGGGACTCGGCCTGGGACCGTGCTTCGCAGGAGTTTTATGACCGTGGCCATGAGGGAAGTTTTAAGTTTTAAGGATTAAGTTTTAAGAAAGGTGCCCTGGGGCGGCGGGCGGGTTGGAACCGCACCGCCGCTGTGGGGAGGGAGGGGCTACTAGAAGCTGCCGCCGTCGATTTCTGCCTCAATCGCGTCCAGACGCGAATCGAGAGAATTTTCGGCTGCTGTGGCGCGGGAAATCTCGCTGTTGAGCGAGTTGGTCACTGCGGTCACTGCTGAGGCACGATCCGTGATCTCGGTGGCGAGGTTAGCGGCGATGACGCCTTCAGCGGCGGTCGCACGCGAGATTTCGCTCGAGAGGTTCGAGGTCAATGTGGAATCAGCACTGGTGCGTGCGCTGGTCTCTGTGGAGAGATTGCCTGCAACGGTGTTGATGTTCGATTGGACGGTCGTGATCGCTGATGCGCGGTCGCTGATCTCGGTGGCGAGATTGGCGGCGATGACGCCTTCGGCTGCGGTGGCGCGGTTGACTTCGGCTGTGAGGGCCGAGGAGGCGCTGGAAGCGAGGCTGGTGATGGCTCCGTTCAAGCTGGAATCTGCGCTCTGGAAAGCGCTCACAACCTCTGTCAAGCTATCGAGGGCTGCGCCGTCAACATTCGAGAGAACATTGTCGATGCGGGTTCCGAGCGCGAGCTCTGCGGCGACTGCACGGGAATTCTCCGAGGAGATTGCCGATGTGCGATTGCTGGTCTCGGTAGCGAGAGCGGCTGCGGTCGCGTAGTGGGCACCACCGACTGGCACGACTGCGGAGCCGTCGCCGATGTAGAGGATGCCGTCAACTTTATTGTATGCTGGCTCGCCTGAAAGCAAGCTGGAGGGGGCTCCGGCTGCGCCGGTAAGTCTGCGTTTGATGCGAATGTTTGCCATAATGTTATTAGGGGGTATTGGGGGTTGTTACTGCGGGGTTAGTCCTAGAACTCACCGCCGTCCGAATCGGCGACGATGGGTATGTAGGAAAGGGTTTCGACATCCCAACGGTGTGGGACATTGTTGTCGGCGGAAAAATAGATGCGGGCGACGACGCCTTCGGCGGGGAAATCGCTGAGGCTCGGGAAACGCTGCACATCGTCGAAGTCGTCTGGAATCATTGCGCCACTGATCTGGCCCGAGGAGTCGAGCTGCGCCACCTGGGCGGTGGTGCTGATGAGGTTGCCAGTGAGGGGATCGAAGGCGATCTGCGACATGGTTACGCGAAGGGGGGATACTGAACGAAGGAGGTTTTGAGTTGGGCGTTGTCGGTCGCGGGCACGCCGCCGAAATAGGTCATGCGGATGCGGGCGACTGCGGTTCCGCCAAAGCTGTATTCGGTGTAATCGGTGTTGTTCGTGGCACCGACTTTGAAGACCTCAAACTTGTCGTAGAGAGGAACTGGAAATCCGGTGGTAACTCGCAGAGCCCCATCTGATGTGGCTTGGACGGGTTGCACGATGCCTGCGGAACTGCGGGCGGCGATCTGGACGGTGGGGTTACTCATGTCGTTAATTTAATTATGGTGAAGGGTGTCAAGGGGTGATTATTGGAACGAAGCGGAGTAGCGGCGGACCTCGCCTTTGCGCAGCCAGGCGTCGTCCATGCGTTGTTGCAGGATGCCTTCGGCGCGGGCGAACTGGTAGTTGGCTTTGTCCATTTGGCCGTCCTCCGAAAGCGTTTCGGCGAGGGCGTAGAACTTGAGGTAATCGGCGAGGAAGGCAGGGATGCGATGGCGCAGCCAGAACTCCTCGGAGGTCGGGAGATTGCCGGTCGTGTCAGCGATGGCCTCGTAGCAATCTCCGGTGGTGTTGTAGTAAACGAGATCGCCCGCTGCGTAAGCTGTGGAGCCATTGAAAGCGGTCGCTGTGAATTTCGGCTGAGGCAGCGAGAACTCGACCCAGACTTGGCCGGAGATGTAGTCCGTATCGGTGATGAGGATGCGGTCTTCGGTGACGACAAAATCCAGCGAGAGCGTGACGCGGCCTTCGTCGGGCTTGATGTCATAAACCTTAAGCACATTCCCAATGGCCTTCATGCCTGGAGCCAGCAGCGGGATGTAGGGGATGAACTCCTCCGCAGGCGCATTCGTAGCGCTCTCGATGTAGGTCGCGGTCGTGCGGTCGTTCCACGCGACATTCTCCGCCGTGTCGATATTCAGCAGATCGCCCGCTGCGGTCGTGGTGACGCGCTTGATTCGCCATTCGAGATCAGCGAACGACGATCCCTGCAAGGCCCGGCCAATGTAAGAGGTCGTGCCCACATAATCCGACTCGTAGGTATACAGCCCCGGCGCGTAGCCATCGCCTACTGGCGTGCGGGCCTCGGTCAAATAAACCTCGGGCCAATCGAAGAAGGTCCAAGCCGTCGCGGCAGCGGTGGTGAGATACTCCGCGAGCGCCGTAGCCTGCGAGGCCATGAGCGGCTGGTCGGGGTCGATGCCCATTCGGCTGATGACGCCGTCGCGGACTTTTTTGTAGGGGATGGATTTCACTGCGGGCCTCCTTGCATTTCCTCGGCGACTTTTTGGAGGCCGGGCTGGGCGCCGACGCGGCCGATCTGGGCGTTTTGTTGTTGTTGGACTTGGAAGGCGAAACTTTCCATGCGGGCGTTGAGCATGGCGGCGAAAATTTGGTCCTGTTGCAGGCGCTGCTGGATTGCCGGGTTGCTCTGGATGATGTTTTGCAGGGTTTGCAGGCGGAGCTGGAAGTTTTGGCCTTCGCTCTTGAGCGGTGGCTCGGTGCCGGCGGCGATTTTCGTATATTGGACTTGCTCGTCGTCGATCTCTTGCTGGCTGGCGGCCTCGGCGTCGCGGATGAGGAGCTCGGAGAGATTGGGGTCGATGGAACCGAAGAGGAATTTGACGAGACCAGCGCGGTCGATGACGCCTTGCGTGTCGAGGGGGATGAGCTGAGTGAGCCCTTGCAGCTTGATTTTGAGGGCCTCGGAGTCGAGCGTGCGGGCGTCGAAATCGAGGCGGAGGTCGTATTTGCCCTGGATATCTTGGCGGCTGGCGCGGAAGGGGGTGGGCAGTCCGCCGGCGACTCGGACGAATTGGATATCGTCGAGGTATTGCTGACAAAGTTGGAATGTTTGGCCGAGGATGAGAGCCATGTCGGCGAGCCAGGTATCGACCAAATCCTGCTGGGCGAGGAGAGCACGCTGCGGGGCCATGTCGGCGCGGGGAACCCCGAAATACTCGTCCACATCACGCCTCGTCGCGGCTTCGATTTCGATGGTGCCCATGTCATTCACAGGCGGGGCCATCCATTGGAATTCGCCGGGGCGACGCTCTGGGAGCTGCTTGGCGGGGCCGAGGACGATTTCCATTTTGCCTCGGTTGGCGGGGACTTTGAGCGGGGGGAGAATGGTGAGCGAGGCGCGGTCGCTGCGATAGTCGCGCTGCACCTTGATTTCGCTCTGCTGGGTGGCGACCAGCTCTGGCACGCCTCGGGCCTCGATGAGCGGGCGGCTGGTGCGCTCAAGGGGTAGCTCGATGAAGGGATACTGACCGTGCTCGTAGCCCATGGCCTCGGACTTGGCGACACGGTCCACGACGCTGGGCTGGATGTGGGTGCAGATGACCTCCATGGCGCCGATTTTTTCGTTCCACTTTTTCTGGTAGACGCGCCAGACCTCGATCATGTCGCGGTCGTCGGAGAGCAGGAATGTGTCGGTGATGCGATACATGTTTCGCCCGGTGCGGCGGGAGATGCCTTTGTGCTTGATGGCCTCTTCGATCCAGAGTGGGTCGTAGTCCTCGGTGACCTCGCGCTCGCGGAGTTCGTCTTCTCTCAACAACTCGCGGCAGGCGATAAAAGGAGCCCGCTGGAGGTCGTAGGTGGAGGGCGGGAAAATGATGTCCTCCCAGGGCTCGTAGGCTTGCCAGTCGGGGAGGTTCTCGAAGATGTAGGGCGAGTCGTATTCAAACGCTCCGGTCTCGCGGAGCTTGCGGACATTGGCAGCGGTGCCTTGGCCGGGCAGCAGGAGATCCATCTCGCGGGCCACGGCTTCTTCCTGCGTGGGGTCGAGGATGGCCTCGATGATGAGGGCGAGCTGGGGGTCGCCGGTCTCCATGTATTGCATCTGGAGGGACTCGAGCGTGAAGGTGAGCTTTTCGTTGCGCGTGGTGCGGCGCCAGAAGACGCCCATGACGGCGAGGCCGTAGGTCTCGCGGATGTTTGCGGCGAGTTCGACCTCGCGCTTGGTCATGGCGGAGCAGTGGGAATTCAAAATCCACTGGATGACGGTCTCCACTTTTCGGCCGGCTTGGATGTCGGTCGTCTCGGTGGGCATGACGGCGAGACGGGCGCGGCTGAAGGAGTTTTTCATCAACCGCACGCGCTCATTGATGAGCATGTCGGAAAGGCGGATTCGGGAGTCGGAAGCACCATCCCATGGGAATGCGTTTTTGCCGAGGTTCGACGAATATTTTCGGCCGGTGTCGTCTTGTCCTGGCCAGAGACAAAACCTCTGGTTGTAGTTGAGATTTTTGCGCGACCAGTAGTTGGCTGCGTCGGTCTCTGCTTCTTCGACGAGGCCGATGATTTCTGAGATGTCCGAGGATTTCATTGGACGACGATGGTCGGCTTGGAGGTGGTGGTGACGACGGTGTGGGGGTTGGCCTTTTTGAATTCCTCGCGGAATCCTTTGTCCTTCCAGCAA